CAAACATCAACATGAGGGTGGGGTTAAACACTGGGTAAGTTCCCATGTGATAAGGTTTTGCTTGTATGTTTATGGATTCAAGACTATTTACCATTCCTGATCCAGTGTGATATATACTTTCACAATACCTCTTGTTCATCATGTGTGCCACTGAGTACAAATCCAATGTTCCACCATTCTCAATAATAGGCCTACATGCAGCATAGGATTCTTTCACCATTTTGAAAAATGAGTCTGTGTTTACTGGGTGAACTGAGGCCAGTGAAAACTTAATTAGTGTTGGGAAAAATGTTAAGTTAGACATGAATAATGAATTAAATTCTCCAATTATGGGATTTATACTACTTTTTGCTTTAGATGTTGAGCAATTGAATAGTCTCTCAGAAATCTCCTGACACTTCATAAACAGGTTAATTTTCTTGATAGTCAATGATACCAAGTGAACTTCCACTGAAAGGGCTGTGAAAGAGTCATCTGATGAAAATAAATCAAAATGATCATTAGAATCAATCCCCATATTCTTACAGGCTTTTTCATATAACTTATCTCTGAATGAAATCATTGATGCATGTAGGTAGGAGGAAGTGTAATGCAAAATGCCTTGCCCCATGTTGGATTCATTCACGAAATAAATTTGAAGATCCCTAAGGAATTTCTCTTTTAGTGTTTGTAAATTCTTATCCTTTCTGTGTTCCAATTTGTTGTTGGGATCCAATGCCCAAGCTCTTATGAGCCTTTCAGGTAATATACATTTCTTGTTTTGATGCAATATTAATTGTGAGACGATGTACGGAAATAAAGTTCCCAACTGCTCTTTAAATGGTGTGAAAAGGTACAGGAATTGTATGGGGACAAACGATGGTCCCCATCTACTTTTATCCATACTGAAGAAGACAGCCATCCGTTTTCCAGGTTTCTTTTTTACCTCATACAACACCTCTTTGATTAAATCATTTTTTGATGCTCCATGTGTCAGAGTTTCTCTTTTGTCAAACTGACAAATGTTCCTTGACAAAGTTTCAATTATATTAATCTTGATTCTTGAAATGATATTCAAAATTAATATCTCTCTGACTCCTCCAATCTGATTTTTCTTAAATATTTGGAATTCAACGGGGAATTTTGTGTACTTATCTGCTACATCATATGCACTCATTGACCCTTCATTTACTAATGGAATCACTGCCTCTAAACATCTACTTCTGGAATTCTGACGGACCGATGAGTTGGAATAAGTCAAATTATCACTCTTAGCGCTGGACTTGTATGTTGCAAATTCATCTAAAGTTTTGTTTAAATTTCCTTTGGATGCTGCCAGTTTTATATCTGATCCTATTTTGTCACCACATCTTTCTCTCACTAATTTAGCCCCAATCTCTATTGCTCTAGCAGAAAACTTGTGAGTGTGGGGGTTTCTAATCACTTCTTTTGCCCACCCTATTCTAGACATATCCTGTCTATAGCCAAGATGATGCCCCTTTTCCTTCATCTCTCTCATTGACTCCTCACCTTCCAACATTTTTGACAATATTTGGAAGCTAGAATGAGTTGGATCATCTTGGTTTTTATTGAACAACATAGAGAGATACATCTCAGACAAAATCTCAGTAAAATCCGCATGAGAAGAACTCCCAGAAATTATTGGCCTAGGTAGAAGAATTCTTGCCCCTCCCATTTGATCATTAATTGTTTTGGTGTGAACATCATAAACCATTCGTCCAAACAATATGTTTTTGGAAACCTGTTCACTCTCCATTTTTTTTTGCAAAACTGACCATCTTTTTCAGATAGTACAGCTGCAACGGG